AAAAATATTATGAATCTATTTTTTCAACTATAGATTTTGAATAAAAATAAAATATGTATAATTAAATAAATAAAAAAATGAGTAAAACAATTAAGTTATCAAAAGAAGAATTAGAAATTCTTAAAGGTTATCAACAACAACAAAATTCAATTACTTTTGAATTAGGACAGGTTGACATTAATAGGGCGATATTAGAAGGCCAAAGAGCATCTGTTTTAGATAAACTAGGTGATTTACAAGAAAAAACTAATAAAACAGCTAAGGAATTACAAGAAAAATATGGGGATGGAAACATTGATTTAGAATCTGGGGAATTTACTACAACAGAATAAGTTTTTGAATCTCTTCCTAATATTTATAATAAAACAATATTAAAAATAATATAACAAAATGGCAGAAACATTAATATCTCCAGGAGTATTAGCAAGAGAAAACGACCAATCTTTAGTTACAGCTCAACCCTTAACTAGAGGAGCAGCAATAGTAGGACCAACAGTAAAAGGACCAGTTGAAAAACCTACTTTAGTTAGTTCTTTTGGTTCCTTTCAAACAATTTTTGGTACTACTTTAGAAAGTGGTTCACAAGATTATACTTATTTAACTTCAATTGCAGCTAATAACTATTTTTCCCAAGGTGGAACTTCTTTATTAGTAACAAGAGTTACAAATGGTGCTTTTGAACCGGCTTTATCTACAACAATTCAAAATAATGTTGAAGCAGCTAGTGCTGGTATAGCAGGAGACATAATAGGAGATTATACTTCAGATGGTACAGGAGGTACAGCTGGTACTTATACAGTTGCTGCCGCCGACGTTAGTCCTAATAAAGGAGCAACTTTCTCTGTAGTAATGGGAGATTTAACAAATTTAATTGCCCTTCAAAATGTAACTGCTGATAGTGCTTTAGGAAGTGGTAATACAATAGGTGCAGTAACAGGACCAATCACAGTAGCTGCAAACCTCATTGCTACATCAGGTGGAAGTACTCAAGTTGGAACAGGAGCAACAATTTCTATTACTACTGACGGTCAAGGAGCAACGGGTGTTTTAACTGCAGTATCAGTAGTAGCCGCAGGGTCAGGATATGTTACAGGAAATGTGTTAACAATATCAGCCGCTAATATGGTAACAGCTGGATTTGTAGCTTGTGATAAAGATGTAACCATTACTTTAGATACAGATAACTTATTAGTTGGACCAACTGCAATAAATGTAACTGAAGATGGAGCTGGATATACAGCAGGTGAAGTATTAACTTTCACTGCAGCAGATATAGGTACTCCAACGGCTGATATGGTAGTAACTTTAACAGATTCTTCAATTGTAAACCAAACAGCGTTTGTATTAGAAACATTATCTGAAGGGGTTATTATGAATAACACATCACCTGTAGGAGCAGATCAAGGAGGAACAGAATTAGCAAATGGAGCTTTAGCAAGTGGTTCATCTGATAACTTAAGATGGGAAATTGGAGCTGTAAACACGGCATCAGGTGTATTTTCATTATTTGTTAGACGTGGTAATGATAATAATAACCAAAAAGTTATTTTAGAATCATTTAATAATATTTCTTTAGATCCATTCTCTCCAAATTATATTTCAAGAGCAATCGGTGATGTTACTTCAAATGTTGTAGTAGCAGGAGATGGTTCAGGAACATATTTACAAGAATCAGGTTCTTATCCAAATGTATCTAATTACATAAGAGTAAAACAAGTAAATGCTAACACACCTTATTATTTTGATAATAATGGTATAGCAAAAAATGAATTTACATCATCTTTACCTATACTAGGATCAGGTTCATTTGATCAAGGAGTAGGATCTAATTTAAATAGTACAAGTGCAAATTTATTCTATGAAAACATTAGTTCAGTAAATACTCAAGGTTTAGTTGGAACAGATTATACAGATGCAATTAATTTACTAGCAAATCAGGACGAATATCAATACAATGTGATTTCAACTCCAGGTTTATATTTTTCAAATTATGCTGTACAGTGTAATGCTATAAAAAACATGGTTATTTCTAGAGGAGATGCAATTTATGTAATGGATTTAGTTCCTTACAATACAGCAATTGCAACTGTAAATCAAAATGCAGCAGCCATAGATTCTAGTTATGCCGCAGCATATTGGCCATGGTTACAAACTATTGATCCAAGCAATGGGTTATTAGTGTACGTACCAGCTTCTACAATGATTCCAGGAGTATATGCATTTACAGATGCTTCTTCAGACCCATGGTTTGCACCAGCAGGTATTACAAGAGGTGGAATGGGTTCAGTAGTAAGAGCTGAAAGAAAACTAACATCTGCAAATAGAGATACATTATATGAAGCTAATGTAAACCCAATTGCTACATTCCCACAACAAGGAGTTGTAGTATTTGGACAAAAAACATTACAAAAAGCAGCAACTGCTTTAGATAGAGTTAATGTACGTAGATTGTTAATAACACTTAAAGGATATATTTCTCAAATTGCAGATAACTTAGTATTTGAACAAAATACAATTGCAACTAGACAAAACTTTTTAACACAAGTAAATCCATATTTAGAAAGTGTTCAACAAAGACAAGGATTGTATGCTTTTAAAGTAGTAATGGATGAAACAAATAATACACCGGATGTAATAGATAGAAATGAGTTAATCGGTCAGATTTTCTTACAACCAACTAAAACAGCTGAATTTATTATACTTGATTTTAATGTGTTACCAACTGGAGCAACATTCCCAGCATAAAAAGAAAAAAACCGAATATTTATAATAAAATAAACATATAAAATGGCAGTATTAAACCCAAACGAAATATTTTTCACAGCTTTCGAGCCAAAACAAAAGAATAGATTTATAGCTTTTGTAGACGGATTTCCAGCATACATCATGAAAGGTGTAGGAGCCGTAACTGTATCACAAGGAACAGTACCATTAAATCATATTAATGTTCAACGTTTTGTAAAAGGTAAAACAACTTGGGGAACAATTCAATTTACATTGTTTGACCCAATCACTCCATCTGGTGCACAATCCGTAATGGAATGGGTTAGATTACACCATGAATCAGTAACTGGTAGAGATGGTTATAGTGATTTCTATAAGAAAGATCTTACAATCAATGTACTAGGACCTGTAGGTGATATTGTTTCAGAATGGATTATCAAAGGTGCTTTAATTACAGAAGCTTCATTTGGAGATTACAACTGGGATACTGAAAATGCTGCTCAAGAAATTACAATGACTGTACAACCAGATTATTGTGTATTAAATTTCTAAAAATTTTACTCACCCCTAATTTGCAAAATAGCTTGGCG